CCTAAGTAGGGGGGACCTGAGGCTGTTCGCAGTCTTTCCAACATTGGCCCCGTTAATCGCGAGGTGTTTCCGTAAGGAGGACTCACTAATGGTTCTCTTGGACCGTACACGTATCGACCCTAGTGGTCGGTACAACCAGATCGGCTATATCGATATCCCAACAATGGGACTCCATAAAGTCGTTTCTTCTGGTGACGGGATCGAGTCGACTTGCGTCGACCGTGTCAACCTTCCAGATCGGGATAATCCCCTCTGGATCCGGCATGACACGGAGAAGTGCTCTTTAATGAGCGGTGAGACAAGCTATTACGGGCATAAGGTACTTTTTACCGACTGCCCGACTAGCTGGCGACCACGTCCGGTGACAAACACCCTAGGCTTCACAGATGATCAGTTAAATGATGATCTTGGTAGCCTAGCCCAGTATGTGGCTGCTCGCACGAACCCATCAAGGGCGCATGTGAGTTTACCCACATTCCTGGGGGAATTACGTGATTGGGCCGACCTCCCTCGGCAACTTCGAAGCTTCCTCCAAGGTGGTTTGATACGAAAGGCAGCAAATGCCAATATATCGTACCGCTTTGGAATAGCTCCGTTTGTTGCCGACCTTCGCAAGCTTCTTGATTTTACGGCAGCCGTTGAGAAACGCCTGGCCGAATTGAAGCGATTGCAGAAGGATGGTTACATTCGTAGAAGGGTTTTGCTCGGATATCGCACTGGCGTGCCGCGGGTGGAGAATAAATGGCTCCAAACGCTTTACGCCACTGTGACAGCCAGACGCACTACTACCTTTACCATGGAGCGCTGGGCCACCATACGGTGGAACATCTCTGATGGTTACGTTCTTCCCTCCACAGATGCGTCAAGATTGGCATTTGCCAGACGACTGTGTGCAGGGATCAACGGGTTTGGTGCGCTAGAGACCGCTTGGGAGTTAATCCCTTGGTCATGGCTGATCGACTGGTTCTTTGGAATAGGCACATACTTAAAGGCCTATAACAATTCCGTGTCGTGTTATCCTAGCAACCTGTGCTATATGCGTACAATCACTTCTGAGAGTACGTATGTCATCACAGGAGCGACCAAAGGCCTGACGGTAACGCCGGGTCTTGAGTCGCAAGTCACAAAGGAGAGGGTTATCTTACCCACTGCTTTGGTCTACCTTCCTACACCTCGTGTGCCCGCTTTCTCGGCGGGCCAGCTGTCGATCCTAGGGTCTCTCGCAGTCGGTAAAAACAAAATCCGGCTGTAATAAGGAGAGTCCCGCTTTAGGAGTCCTACTCATGTTGGGCGATACACTTACTCTGCCGCAAGACGCTTCGACCATCGAGCTTAACAAGATCGATGATTCGAAACCCTATACCTCTGAATACCATCTTAACGATGGGACCTCGGAGGTTCGGGTGATCGTTCGCCACAGCAAGACCAAAGCGACGGCTACCAAGCCGTCGTACGATCGTCACAACGTTGAAGTGACGCGTACGGTCTTTGCCACGGAAACGGTTGCGGAATTCCAGCGAAAAGCTTACTTTGTCTGGGAGCACTTGCCCTCAGATACAAGCGAGTCCGACGCAGACGGTCTTTGCGACTATCTGATCGGTGCTGGTCTTCTTACGGCATTGCGCGGCTGGCAGTCCTAAGAGTAGACTGCTGGCTTTGGCTCGTAGCCATAGCGCACTGTGTCCGCTCAACAAGGTGCAAAGAACAGGAGTAATACTCATGTTGCAAAGCTTTGTTGAGGACTTGAGCAGGGTATACGAAGCGCTTTTCTTGGACGCTAAGTATGCCTACCCCGACCTAGAGGCCTGTCTAGACTTTGATCAGGCTCGCCTCGCCCGATTCGTCGAGAAGCACGGTCTTAAGGCCTATGCCTTAGACTTGCCTAACCTAGGCAAACACCTTGACAGGTGTCTAGCTTCTTCCCAGTACGATCCTCCTAATCTCCCGCTAAGTAAGCGGAAGAAGAAAGGAGTGCTTCCCCTCTTCTTGGGGTCGCTCTACGCGCTGGTCTTCGACGATGACGGTAAGCTACAGGAGGACCACTATGATCCCCAAGCTATTTTCTTTCTGCGTCAACTTTTGTACGCAGGGAAAAATGCTAAGGTTCAGTGCGACGATAGCAAAATTCTTGCAGCTTTTGCAGAATTTCGCGAAGTCGACGAGCAAGTGGAGAAGCCAGAAAGTTTCTGGAACTCCCCGACCCCGGACGTGTCGCAGCACCTGGCTGCGGGTCAGCATACCGAAAGGTTCGCTGATGATCCGCAATTCCAGGCGATGCTGTCCATGTCAGAGAACGAAGCCGAAAGCTTCGAACTCGAACGGATCGCGTATGCTCGTTCCCTCCTCAGAACGTTAGACGACGTGTCTGCGTTGCTGACATCCACCCTGGGGCGTTACAACCCCTGGGAGTGGAAGTGTAGCCACGGTCCTGGTAGTGTGTCCAATCTGGATAAAGAACAGAACAAGTATCAATTCGATGCTTGGCCTGCCAGATTGGACGCCGCGTTTCCAGCATGCGATTTTGCTTATCACAATCTCGCATCTTGGGCAAGCGACATGGATACGGAATCCCTCGACACCCATCTCCAATACGACGTTCAACGTCGTTCGAAGCATTGGGTGTTAGAGGTTTCCAACCTCAAGGAGATGCTCGACCGCCGGTTTGATCCGACGGAAGAACCATCCTCTAAGATGATCCATGTTCTGAAGAACTACAAGACTCCTAGGCTGATCGCCTCTGAGCCGAGTATGTTCATGTGGTGCCAACAAAATCTTTGGCACTACTTCCGGCACCGGATCGAACGCTCGTGGATCTCTGACTTCATCACTTTTGGAAGTGGTGGACAGGAGAGAAACAGAGCGCTAGCTCTTGCCGGTTCAGAAACTGGTGATCTCGCTACCATCGACTTGTCGATGGCCAGTGATCTCATCAGTTGCAAGGTGGTTCAGTGTCTTTTCTCAGGGAATCGTTCCCTGCTGAACGCACTGGCCGCGACGCGTTCCCGTTTATGCGAGTTACCCGTTGATCCTACCAGCGATGGTCGGAACTTCGAGCTCGTAGTGTTGAATAAGTATTCAACAATGGGAAACGCCACGACTTTCCCGGTGGAAAGTCTCGTATTTCTGGCAGTTGCGCTAGCAGCCTGCTTACACAAGCACGGACTGCAAGTGACTCCCAGAAGTTGTAAGACTTTCCTAACTGGAAAGTTAGCCGTCTTTGGTGATGATATAATCATTCCCAAAGAGTGTCGGGAGACGTGTGTAGACTTACTCGAAGCCCTAGGGTTTAGAGTAAATCGCGCAAAATCTTTCTGGACTGGGAAGTTCAGAGAATCTTGCGGGATCGACGCCTTTGACGGGCATAATGTTACGCCCGCCTATTGGCTGAGACCCTACTCACGTCGAAAGCCAGAATCGTACGCGAGTACATTGGAAACGGCCCAGAACTTCTACAAGAGGTTCTTAGTGCACAGCTCCAATGTCATCGCTTCGGCAGCGCAGCGAGACCGAAAGGTTCCGCTGTTACCGTACGGTACTGGCTTCCTCGGCAGGCAGTCGTTTGCTGTACCCTCATTCCGGAGGCTGAGAAGCCGATGGAATGTGGACTTGCAGCGAACGGAGTACTTCGTGCCGCAGCTGATAGCTGTTGCAAAGAAGATGCCTATCGAGGATCACACAGGGTTTCTTCAATACTTTACTGAAGACCCTGCCCCAGAGACCAATTGGACCTCTGGGGTGCCCTGTGTGCCGGTGGTAAGAGTAAGCCACCGGTGGGTGACGGCAATCGATCTGAC